AAATATAATTTAGACATAAATTTATTCTCCTAAGTATTCTGATAAATACATCCAACCTAATGATACTCCATTTTTTGACTTTCCAGAATATCTTTGTCTGTGTCTACAGCAATTAATTATTCCAGAAACGTTAATCCTATAAATATCACTAGCTTTTTTACATGAGTTATATATAATTCCATTAGTTAAACATATTATTTTTCTTCCATTTTTTATACCAACATTTTTACGCTCTTTTGATATGTTATAGTTACACCATTTAAATTCGTTGCCTAGTTTTAAATATTTCCATACTGTATGTGAATTTATATTAAAAATTTCACTAATTTCTTTTGTTGTCATATTAGAGTGTTTGTTTTTATATTTACATATTTCATAAATAATTGATTTTTGACTATGTTTATTTATATTTAACCAATCTATATCTAGTAAATTAAATATATTATTTAATTTACTAGATATAGTATTATTTTTTATGTATTCAAATTCACTCTTTTTACAATCAATTCTCACAATTTCAATTCCATGTTCTTTTGCTATTTTATCTTTTATTCTATCTATATCTAAAACATTTTCTAATGTGTTATCTGTAAGATTATTGTCCTCATAATGCCAACCACCATCTGTTTCTACAATTAAATTACTTTCCTGTATATAAAAATCATAAACTCCATACTTTGTTTTATTATTTAATTCATATTTGCACCATAATGGTGAATATTGATATTTAAATTTAATATTTAATTGCTTTAACAAGTTATACATAATTTTTTCTGGATAAGATATACCATCAGAACATTTTGGACACGACAAACCTTGTTTATTCGTATTTTCTATAGATTTATTTTGAATAATATTTCCGCATATTGGACATACCCAATCAACTTTTGTACCACATTTTTCTGTATATTTATATCCATCTTCTTTGTTTAATAATTTCGAAGTTAAATTTGGATTAGTTGTCCACATATCATTATATCCAACAAGAATTTTTCTATTAGAACATACAGGACAACCTTTTTTTAATAATAAATCATATTCGTTGATTATTCCAATGTTTCCGTCAATATTACACTGATAATCATAACCATTAATTGTACAATCTTTCTTTTGTATTTTAATTTGTTTTAATATTTTAATATATCCAGTTTTAGTTTCAACAATATCACCTACATTATATATATAAAGTTTAGGCATTTATTTTACTCCTGTTGAACCGAATCCACCCACACCACGAACTGTTTCAGATAATTCATCAGAAAGTATTAAATTAGTTTCTAAATAAGGCATAAATACAACTTGTGCAATTCTATCATATGGTTCTACAATTACATTTTTATCACTATGATTATGTAGTGCTACTGTATAATCTCCCCTATAATCTGGATCACAAACTCCCACTTTATTAGCAGGAGCAAGACCTTGACTGGTTGCTAATCCACTTCTTGCAAATACAAATCCTGCGTATCCCACAGGAACTTCAAACGATAATCCTGTTTTAACTTTTATTGTTTCTCCTGCTTTAATTAATATAGGATTATCAAGGCAAGCATATAAATCCCATCCTGCCGCATGTTCTGAACCTCTTGTTGGAATTTTTGCTTTTTGATCTAATTTTTTAATTCTAATATCCATTAATTATTTATCTCCTTTAAAATTTTATTTAAATTATAGACATTTGCTCCAACCACAACTACACTGAATACAACCACCACTATGTAATAATTTATCTCCACATTGAGGACAGATATCATTGTCAATTAAATCTTGTTCTGATACTAATTTAGGCTTAATAGATTTTAAAACATTTCCGATAATTTCAGCATTTTTAATTGTGATCTTTGAGATATTTTTAACCGCTTTATTCATTTCTTCTACGCTCTCAATATCTATCTTATCTGAATTATCTTCATCTTCGTCTTCATCATCATCTAATCCTAAATCACTACGTACATCTTTGTACATATCTAATAGTGCGTTTCCAATTGCTACAGGGCAACAAGTACCTTTTGATGTGTCGTGTAGTGTTCTAGTTCTATCATGATATGATGGGCATATACCACAACTGTTTAACTGATCAATAATAGTGTGGATATCTCCACCAAGTCTTGCACTTAAAGAAATCATACGAGAAAGCCCTGTTAATGAGTTTAAACATCCACCAGTTGAACCCTTGCTAAAGTATGTTTCAAGCAAATTTCCTGTCTCTGGATCGAACCAAGCGTTACAATGTAATGTACCACATCCAGTTACAAGATCACGTTTTTTACCAATTTCATCGTCACTTACTAAAAGAATATCACCACGTTTTAAGAAATTTTCTTGTTCTTGATCGTCTTCAACTTTAGTTTCAGCTTCTTCTGTCTTAGTTGAATCTGCCGTTGAAAGAACACCACTTCTTTTACATCCATCTCTGTAAATTGTAATACCTTTTAATCCCATTGTATATCCATACATATATAAATCTTCTACGTTCTCAATAGTAAATTCATTAGGAACATTTACGGTTGAACTTATAGATGCATCGATATGACGTTGCCAAGTTGATTGCATATTAATACGATTTGTATAATGTAATTTCTGTGATGTAATAAAATATTTTGGCAAATCTTTTTCATCAGTTATATTATGGTCTTTAAGATATTGTTCTACAATTGGTGTATATACTTTATAAATTACATCTTTGCCATGTAATGATTGTGTCGTGCGCTCATATGAATTTGCGAATATAGGTTCTATACCACCAGATATTCTAAGCATAGTAGATAGCGTACCAGTAGGTGCAATTGTAAGTAATTGAGAGTTTCTTAATCCATAAGTTTTAACAAACATTTTAGTTTCGTTGGTTGCATTATCTTTGAAAAAGTCAGTTGACATAATTTCTTCAATATTACATGCAGGAAAAGCACCATATTCTTTGGCTAACATAGCTGATGTTTGCAATGCTTGGTTAATCATAATTTTCCCGATTTTATCACATAAAAAAATTGAATTATTATCTCCATATGTAATACCTAGTTTAATTAATAGATCAGCTAATCCAAACATTCCTAACCCGATTTGTCTCCATTTTGCTACACTATCTCTTTGTTCTTGCAATGGATGAAGTGGTAAACCCTCTTCTAAGATATCATTAAGTGCCTTAACGGATACATCAACAGTGTGTTTAAATCCATCAAAATCAAAATCGTTATCTTTGACAAATTCTGAAAGGTTGATACTGCCAAGTAAACAACTTCCTCCTGCGGGCAAAGGTTCTTCCGAATATTGTCGTAAAGGCTTTTTATCCCTTACTTCTGGAGATTTCTCTCATACGTTTTCTTTACCCAATTAAACGATACGTCTGTCAATTCAGACCAGTCTAGCATATATTTTCTAACAATTTTTAACATCATGGGAGTGATGTTAAAAATTGTTAGTTCCGTACTCTTGGATGGATTATTGCTTTCATATCGCTCACCATCTATGCGTTACAAACCCCTATGATGCAGTGGGTTCTCGATATTCCCATATTTTATAACTTAGGGTTCATCGATTTTACGGAATGTTTTACTTGCGCCCAAAAATCAAGCACAAGGGTTAGTTCCTGCGTATTCAAACTCTTTTGTATTAGAAAGTAAATTCCAATCTTTAATTCTGTCCCAATACAAAAATGCAGGTTCGGCATAGTTCCAATTCATTGTTGCAAATTTCTTGAATATTTCATAAGCGTTTACGGTTTTTGTTATTGTTTCACCTGTTTCTTTTCTAGTAAATGTTAAATCATAATTAGATTTTGTTTTTACTGCTTCTAAAAATTCATTTGTGACACGAATTGAAATATTGGCTTTTGTGATTCTATTTAGGTCAGACTTAATGTCGATAAACTCTTCTAAATCTGGATGATTACAGTCAATCGAGATCATTAATGCCCCTCGTCTACCATTTTGACCTATTAATCCAGTAACCAATGAGTATAAGTCCATAAATGATACCGCACCAGATGTCTCTTTAGCTGTATTATTAACTTTAGCACCCCTTGGTGAAAGTTTTGAAATATCAATTCCACAACCACCACCATAACTAAACGTTCTTGCTAATTTGCTTGCACACTCAAATATAGATTCAATATTATCCTCTGGTGGTGTAACCACGTAACAATTGCTATATGTAACTTTTTCACCATCTTTATTTAGTCCTCTATTTGACAAGATTCTTCCACCAAATAAAAACTTCTTACTAATAATTAATTGTTTAAGTTCTTCATTATGATTAGATATACGATCTAACCATTCAACGAAACTTTCATTCTTGTTTCTATATTTGGTATTCCAAATATCTATTCCAAGGGTATTGTCAGTTCCTAACCAATCTTCCACTGTCATTTCTTGCGATATCATTAAATCCCTCTTTCTTGTTCACATATGTATTCGTATATATTTTTAACGGTTAAATTTAAATCATTATTTTCAAATATTACATCTGCAATATCCCTCAAATTCTTAAATATAGCCGTGTCTACCTTAACTCTTTGGTCAATTTGTTCATCTGAATCTCCACGTAATTTCATACGTAGTATTCTTAAATCAACACTTGCATCAATAGCTATGATTTTTATGCCCTTATCGCCATGATATTTCTCTTTAAAAAATCTAATCCCCTCTGGTTCGATAACATATAAATCGCTATTATTAACTTGTTCTGTTGTTGCTCCGTATTTATTTCCTCTGTAATATGTATAAGCCACGATATCTTTTAGTTCGTCAAACTCTTTATCTGTAACAAACATATGACCATATTCGTTTAGTTCACGTTTAGGTCTTGTAGTATAACTTTGAAGATTTTTAAGATTATATTTTTTAATTAATTCAGATGTTATTCGTGTTTTTCCTGCGCCAGATGCGCCACAAATAAGATAAATATTTTTCATACTTATTTGCCCTCAAACATGATTAATTCTTCGTTATATGGTAGTGATTTTACCCAATCCATAAATTTTGTATTCCAACAAATTAATCTATGACTTCTACGCTGAAAATACATACTTCTTAAATTAGCATAATCGAATGTAATTGTACGTCTTTGCAAATATCCCTCTGGTAGTTCTTGTTTTAAAAGTCTGAACCATTTGTAGTTTTTGTCTTTTAAGTATTTTTGTCTTAGCATTTCAAGATGATCAACTAAAATATTCCAATATGATAATTCTTCAATTTCTCCATTTTCGTTTCTATCTATCTCAAACATATCAGTTGTAATAGGATAAGCTGATAGTTTATGCATCGTCGAACAGGAATTAGCAGTAGTACCAACTTTATATGTATCAAATTCAGACCACCAATATCTAGGCGCAACAATATCAACTGAAATAAAAATTTGTCTAAGAAATTTGCTTTCTTCTGTTCCACCTTTGATCATTCTTTGGGCAAGATTCATATCATTTTTGCCAATAATAAAATCATCACCATCATAGCTTATATAACTATCTGATTTTTCCCAACTACTCATGGGGTTTCTTAATCCTCTAAATGCACCATCAAAATTAAAAACTCGTGTATTTTCAAATTTCATATCTACCCTCACTTTCTAAATTTTTAATATATTATCCTCTTCTTGAATAGTATGTATTACCAATTTTTTCCCATACGACTCCAAGTGAACTATATTCACTTTGATATATGACATCATCTGGACAAAGTTTTTCTCCGTCTAACACTCTTTTAGCACATTCGTATGCTCTTTTTACAGCTTCTTTTTCACAATCAGCTTTTGCTGACTTTGGGAATTTTACACCATGTTGAAAACCATCATAAGCACCCTTTGATGTTAGGACACCACGAATGGTATTTGCAAAATCGCCACTCCTAACTCTGTTCATAATAACATTACCATCAAGAATACGTTGCCTATTAGAACAGGTATTACTACCATGTTCTCTATAAATAGCTACTGCTAAACAAAACACATCATCGTCGGTATAATTTTTTTTAACTTCAACTTTTGGAGTGTAAATTGACTGAATTTTCATTGATTTAATATCTTGACCAGTTAATTCGCTAATTTGATTAAATATCGATGGTTGATTATAAGTGTTTAACTTTCCAATACAATTTTCTATTTTCACTTTTTGAATCAACGTTTCACTTGCTTTTACTTCAAAATCAATACTTCTGTTTTGAACTGAAAGAAATATCAACACTGAAAGTAAAATACATGTTGCGCTAATTTTTTTCAAAACATCACATCCTTTTTGTTATCTATCCACTACCTCTAAATCTTTATCACTAAATATCCATTTAGGAATATTTTTGTCTTCCATTAATGAATAAAGCGTAATATAATTATTAGTAATATCTAATTTAGCAGTAAAGATAGTGTTTTTATTTTGTTTGATAAACTTAATAAAATTATTAGAATATTTATTTGATTTAATAATTTCTGACGTTTTTATTCTAACTCTTTTATTGTCTAAGTTTTCCATAATAATTTCCTCTCTATTTATATTATAGTGCAAATATGTCTATTTGTCAAGTAAACTTGGATATTGATTTTGTATGTATTATACAATTCATAAATTAAATATGGTGATAAGCACCTATATTCCAATATCCTTTTTCTTGAAATACTTTTTCTGCAAATATAATATCATATTGACTAATTGGATCTTTATCAAACAAGCCAGACGGCACATAGAAAGAACCATGCTTTCCAGAACCTATTGATTGTGTTTTTATTGCGTATTTCCAAACTTTACCTTTGGTTTTACTAAATCTATCGGCAATTGGTCTTATCTCTAAAATAACCAATTTTCTACGTTCTTTTTCGTCTTGTGAATGAGTACAAATATTGATATATCCTAAAAATTCTAATTGTGTTAATAATTTATCTTTAACTGAAAAATCTTCAATATTTTGACACCTTAAATATTCTTCACACTCTTTAAGTATTTTGTAACAATTTAGTTTAGTATAAGACTTAGAGATTTCTGTCGATACTGAATTTCTATTAACGATACTCGTTAAAATATTATCATTAATAATTTTTTCTTTTTTGATCATTTTAGAATCACCTTGTTTAAAATAATCAAACTTATCTGCAATTCTTAGTAGTTCTTTTGAATTTCCAAATTCAGAAAAGAAATCCAATCTAATTAAAATATTTAATTGTCTCGAATTTACAGAAGTATTTTTAATATCATATAATAAATCAGTAAAACTATTATATGGAAATTCTTTTAAATTATACAGATCATCCGCACAATTTTGACTTACAAATTTTATTGATTTCATACCCTTATAAATAGAATGAGTAGATTCTTCAAAAAAATATTCAGATTTAGCATATCTAAATTTAGGTTCTTCAAGGTTGATTTTAAAATATTCTAATTCTTTTGTTAATTTTGCAGTCCTATCTTCATCATCTTGATAAATATTTAATACAACTGAATAATATTCATTTGGATAATGTGATTTTAAGTATGCACCATAAAGACTATCATATGCATACGCAAGTCCATGAGGGGCATTAAATCCATATGCCATACAAGATTGAACCATATCCCAAACGTTCTTAAAATTATCAATACTACCAGTATTTTTTATCCAATTTTCTGAAAGAGTTTCTTCGAGTTTATCAAAATGTTCTTGTTTGATTTTTTTCTTAGATATTTTTTTAATTAAACCTATAGATTCAGATGGTGTAATTCCTAGCCAATCAAAATATTGCATAATATTTTCTTGAAATAATAGATAGTGGTCTGTATACTGAAATAAATCATCAAGTTGCTTTGTACCATTAGTATAAGTTCCTCTGTTTATAAATTTATCTCTCCAAGGATTAAAAGATGGTCTAATTGCGGCAACCAGTTTGGCAATTTCATCAATGGTTTTTGGCTTATATTTGATGGCTAATTGAGTACCCCAATCACTATCTAATTGATTAATAGTACAGGTTAGTCCTTTTTCATATATCTCCCAAGTTTTATCATCAAGTTTACTTCTAAGTTCATTTATACTCATGATTGGTTTATTAATTCTCTCAAATACTTGACTAATAATATCCCATACGCTTACAATAAGATAATCATTCTTTAGATATTTCCATTCATCTGCTTCATCAGATGTAATCATACAACATAATGCGTCTCCAATTTTTATAATACCCAACTCCGATTCTATATCGTCATTAGATAATACAAACGCACACGGATGCACAGAAGCACTCACGATTACATTCACCATTTTTTCAGATTCTATTATTAGGTTTTTCCATTTCTTGTCGTTTTTATAAGCATCTAAATTTTTTGCCACTATATTAAATTCTTCATAATCTATATCTTTTGATCGACATAAATTTCTAAATGCTTCTGCTTCTTGCATAGTTCCATATGCAGACATAGGATAACATCCTGTCTCCCCTAATAATTCTCTAGTAGCATCAAAAAAAGGTTGTTGAGATACGACATTATAATCTATATCTGGAAATGAATTATTTTCTAATACTCTTGCGGTTGACATAAATCTATCAGCATATAATGGTAAGGATGTTGTCATTTTATCCATTTGAGTCATACCCAAAACTCTGTTTAAATAAAATCCTGCTGAACTTCCTCTAGATGTGCGAGTTAATATTCCATGATATTTAGTAGTAGCTTTTTCTACAATTTCAGTGTTTAATAAGAAATAATCTGATGTATGTACTTTAGATGTTTCATGAATTACCTTTAGATTGCTTTCTATTTCATTTTTATATTTTTCTAAGCTGTCCTCTGTAATACTATCGTCTTTAATTATTTGTTCGAAATTAGAATAAACTATATTTTTTAGTTTCAATTCTTTTTCATCATCTGATAAATTAGGATATATTGTTGGCATTTTTGGGACTTTATTAATATCTATTTCTTCACAATTATCGAAAATTAATGTGTTATTAATTGCATCTACAATATCAGATTCAGATAAAAGTCCTTGATTTTGATATCTTTTATATAATGTATCAAAATTTGGATAATCCAATACAAAACTTTCCTCTTCTGGATAATTAATATGTTTTCCTTGTAAAAAAAGAGTCCTATCAATAGCTTGCTCTGGATAAATATAATGACTATCATTTGCTGAAATTAATTTTAATCCATATTTATTTTGAAATTCCAACGCTTTAAGATTTATTCTTTTTTGAAGATCATTATTGTGACTTTGTAATTCTAAAAATAAACTTTCTTGAAAATGTTCTATAAGTGGTAATACTATTTTATTTTCAGAAACCTCATCTTTAAATAATCCACCTGCACATGCTGTAGTAATAAAAACATCATTTTTATCCATTTTTAATAAATCTTCTAAGAATAATCTTGGTTTATAATAATACCCATTTTTATTAGCGTGAGAACTTGCTTTATTGATTTCTCTTCTCCCTTTATTTGTATTGGCAATTAACATTATATGATAATTTGAATTATCTTTTTCTAAAGGATTAGGTACTATATATCCCTCCATTCCAAATATACATTTTAATTTATATTTTTCACATAATGTCTTTGCTTCAAATATATCTCCACCACTACCATGTTCCGTTGTAAAATATGTGGTATCTCCTAATTCAACAGCACGCTTACAATAATCCTCTGCTTTAAATGGAGTATCTGGTGTAAATATATTAGATATATGAGTATGTTTATGATAATTATTATACCTGTTCAATATAAAATTTACCTCCGTTAATCGTCAATATTTATTTGGTAATTATACATAATATTGTATAATTTATCTGGTATTTTATTTTTATATTCATTAGCTATTTGTTTAATATAATTTTCTTTATTTATTTTATAAGCCATAAATGCTGATTTTTGATCCTTATATATTCCAAGAGAAATTTGTTTTCTATTATTATTTCTACCTTGTTTCATATAAGCCATATATTTAATAGTGTTTTTACTAGTATATGATCTAACACCTATTGGTAATGTTCCTCTTGATGATTTTGATTTTGCTAAAATTAGATTAATATATTCTGGCACAAAGATACAAGTTTTTGGAGAATAAATTTTATTATTATGTATAAGTAAATCCTTATCAATACACATTTTCTCATCATTTACAGTGTAATAATTTTCTTTAAACCATTTGGCAAAATTTTGAAAATTATACCATTCTTTACAAATATCACAACCTATATATGATTTTTCTCTATGATCACTACTATTCTTATCTATATTAACTCTGTGCAAAATATGCATCCATGTTGAATATCCATTTTCCTTTTTAGCACTATATTCTCCGTATCCAAGAAAATATTTATCATATATTTCTGGCATATTTTTATTTAAAATTCTGCCATTGTTGAAAATATTGATTAAGCTACTCACGATAGTACCATCTTCAAATTTAATTAAAATATTATCGTATGAATTATATTCTATAATTTCCATATCTAAATTTTGTATATTTTTATTATGTAATCCAATATATTTATTTTTATAATATTCTACATTCATATATAAAATCATCCCCTTATATGTAAATTTTTGTTGTTACATTTGGTCACAGTCTTGTTCGACAACGTCACATGCTAATTTTCTTTTTCCTACCAAAAGACCATTTTCCCCGAACCTGTTAGATGAATATTTAATAGAACCATCATCCCAATTATATTTTTTATATTTATCGTCTTCATCACAGAACAATCTTCTGGTAGCCTTATCGTAATGTAATCCAACTGACAATCCTTTTTCTCCCAAAATTCTGTCTTTTAGCATTGTAATATGTCTGTCGTATTTTTCTGGTTCACCTTTTGCAAGCGTTTTCTTTTCAAGTGCAAAAATTCTATCCGCTAAGTTTACTATATTAGAAGAACCTAAAACATCGTATTCTGTAATTGGCATTAACATATTTGGTTTACGTGGATGGCAGATCAAGTCAATTGATACATCGTTTCTTTTAGCAAAATGAATTAAGTTATTCATAAACTCAACTTGTACACCAACTAATTCAACATCAGTTGTACTCTTAAAGTTTAGACACATCCAGTTATCTAATACAAAAGTTTTAGTTCCTCTACGTTTATAAAGGTCTTTCATTTTACTTAGAATAGCATCTGGATTAGTAAGTAATAGATTATCGTATACAAGAATACGTCCCTTGTATGTTTCTTTAATCTTAGCCATTGCTTGTAGTGTTGGCTTGTAGAACTTAAATCCTTGTGGTGTAGTAAATTCTACTGTATGATCTCTTCCTGCCGCCTGTGCCAAAATCCAGTTTAACATCTGTGAGTTTACACTCTCTCCGTTAAACCAGAATACAGATTCACCCCTATCAGCATTTTCTAATACACAACTTTGTGACACAAGGGTTGTCTTACCAAGACTTGTATATCCAGTCCATATATTTACAGAACCATTGATATATCCATAGATTTTCTTATCTAACAAACTAATTCCTGTAGGATTATATTTTACCTTTTCAATATCAAACTCTTCGACTGTCATTAAATCTATCACATCGTCTAAAGGAACTTCTTCTGCGTTCTCAATTAATTGTAATATCTGATCTTTCCCACAAGCTAAAAGAATATTGTTGGCATCCGTCTTTCTAATAGTAAGCGCATCACTAAATCCTTTATAGTAAGACTCAACCTTATCCTCGATATCACTATCACGTTTTATAATTCTGCAACGATATTCTCCAAGACGATTGATAGTATTTTTTAACCCCTCTTCTCCTGCTGAATCATTATCAAACCATAATCTTATATCTTCAAAGTTTTCAAGAAAATCATAATTAAACTCAACCCAACCTAAATCATTTGCTCCACCATGAATTGAACATACATTGGTATATCCTGCTTCAACACAAGCTAACGCATCTTGATATCCCTCTGTAAGTACAAGTGGTTTAGTTATATCAATTTTATTTATGTTATAAAGCAATGGGCAATTAGAGGTTTTTGGTTGCCACCACATTTTTGTTTCGCCCTTTTTTACTGCTCTTGATGGTCTGTATTTGACCGCCAATAAAGTATCGTCTAAATCCCTTAACTCATAAACAATATTGCCCTGTGAGTCTTGCTTAACACCCATATAATCAAGTGTAGCTTTAGATATACCACGTTTACCCAAATATTCTTCTACTTTTGATCTATCTGTATTAGTTTCTTCTTTAGGATATATGTAATTTTTAAGATAATCATTTCTATCTTGTTTATTAGGTGCGTATGTTTTTAGGTCATATTCGATACCCACTTCTTCAAATAATCTTTTAAGTGCTTTTTTATATGAACCCTCTAACTGCGTATATAGATCAAGTATCCCAAAATTACGCCCACATCCAAAACAATGAAAGAAGTGTTCTTTTTTGTTCCACATAAAAGAACCAGTTTTTTCTTCATGGAAAGGACATAAACTTTTTAAATGTTCTTCGTCAAATTGTTCTAATCCGCTAAGTTCTGCTATAATATTAGCGGCATTATCTCCCATTCTGTTTTTTGCTTCTTGAATATTATCAAATAAATCACTCACCATCATCTGCACCTATATACTCCCAATGTTTATCTCCTGCGGATTTTCTTTCATGTTTACAAACTTTTGATATATTTTTAATTCCAGTTTTATTTTGAGCATCCCTAGATGATAAAAAAACATCTCCTGTTTCTAAACAAATAACCTTTTTAGTATTTTTAGAGTCTCTTATTTTTTGTTTGCTTTCTTCTGAATGATGTTTTCCATAAAATGGATTATTTTCTGCTTTACATTTTCCTTTTTTGCTATTACTAATTTTTAATTTTTCTTCATTGGTTCTATGTTCTCCATAACCCCAATGTAATTTACCCTTTTTACCCATTTTGCTTCTTGAATTTTCACATAGTGTTCCACATAATCCCCCAAATTGTTTATTATATCCATTTGGATATATTGTGTTTTCTTTGTGAATCCAATATATTTCCTTTGTGTCTAGTTCATCTTGCGAATATGCGATATCAATCTCTTTTATTACAAACGAATAGTCACCATATTTTTCTATATCATTATGTAATTCTAAACAATGACTACATTTATTTTTATGTAAGTTCCATCTTTTGTCTATACTACCTATTGTTTGACCTATATATTTCATGTTATTTTCTATATTAGTAATCATATATATACGACCAAATAAATCCTTAATGATTATTCATCCCCATTCTGCTTATCACAATTGCCATCTCTAAAAGCACAAAAATTGTTGCAGAAAAACGTATTAGGATTGGCATAGAAGTCAAAACAACTCTCAATTTCCTTTACGTTATTAACTGCCCAACTTACAGCTTCATCAAAATTCTCTTGCTTAAAGTCGATTATAGTCCATTCGTTTTTTCTAAATCTATTGAACATCATTTTTTTAGGATATTTATGATACTTCTGATATGTAGCATAAGCATATAAATATAATTGTCTTGCGTATTTATGTAGTTCAGCTTTGGATTTAAAATTAGCTTTTGACTTATGATCTATAATAATAAGATTGTTATCACTATCTTCTGCTATTAAATCTATCTTTCCATTGAAAACAAACAAATCATCAATAACTGTATCAAATTGATATTCTGCTTCTAATATTTTAAAATCATTAAACCCCTCAAAGTTTTCAAGATATTTAATGCCGCTATCATAATAATCATGGGCAAAGTCTTTTGAGAAATTTTCCGACATAACTAAAGTAAAATCAGAAGTAACATTTTCATCATAATGTTCTATGTAGTACGGTAACATATCGCTTAATTCAAGTTTACCTTTTTCGTAATCTTCTAATATTTGATGAACAAATCCACCAAACTCACTTGTGCCATGTGACAACCCATCTTTACCCTCGAAATAGTGTTTAAAAAATCCATATCTACAATTTTCAAAACTTGAAATCTTAGAAAAACTATATCTTGGTAGTTCTGTAATATTTGTATTATTCAATTATTCACCGTTTTCTATAATAATAACCCACAGAACATGTAATTCCGTGGGTTATTCTGTTATTATTTAATTTTTAAGTATATATCTTAAATTAAAAAGGTAGAGAATCATCACCAGTATCTTCTGACTCTGTTGGTTTAGTATCTATCGTTGAATCAGAATCAGAACTAGAACCTTTTGAATCAACAAACTCAAAATTACTTACATATACTTCAAAAGATTTACGCTTATTGCCGTCTTTATCTGTATATGGACGAACCCTAATTTCTCCTTGAACTCCAACTTTGCTACCCTTTTTGAAGTATTTTACCAAAAATTCTGCTGACTTATTTGTGGCAACAAAATCTACGAAATCTGCTTCTTGTTTATCTTTATCTTTACTATATCTATCTCTAGCAAGTGTAAAATTAGCTACTGAAAATGTGTCACTAATGACTTTAAGTTCTGGATCTGCTACCAATCTACCAATGAAACCTACGTTATTACCAATTGACATATATTATTCTCCCTTACTTTCGTCTTTAATTAAAGTTTTTAATTCTTCTAAAACTTTTTTAGCGATATCGATATCTTTAATACTATTATAGTTTGCATTTTTACGACCATTGATCTCATTATGTACTTTTACTGCATCAGCGATTGCTTTAGAATCAACACCGTTATCACTTAACTGATGTGCCAAACTATCAATGTTTGTAATTGCTTCTTTTAGTTCATTAATGTTAGTCGTATCATCTGCTCCGTCTCTAACAGGCGGTGTATATCCCTCACCACTATTTGCCCATTGAATAATCTTCTCACCATGATCTTCTGTCAATAATGAATTAGGATCGTTTTCAAAAATGTGAGTATTATCTTTTTGAGATTCAGCTAAGTGAGTCTTTTGATCAATCAAGAAAGTTGAAGTAAATTCATACTCAAATCCCTCTCTTTGTTTAGCACCAACACCGAGTTTCTTAACAGAGGTTTTACCACGATCATCTTTTTCAACTTCGTACTGATCTTTACCTCTCATAGTAGCAATAATATGTATTGGACTATCTGCAATAGCATGAATGAATTTATTATGTCTTGGAGTTACTTTACCCCAATCTTGATATTTACCACCTGCTGTTTGCTGTAGTTCTAAACAACCACCAGTTCCCTCCCATTCTGGACTTGTACCATCGATAATTAGAATATCATAAGCACTGGTTACTGCATAGTCAACAAAAGCAACATACATTTCTGGACTAAATGGAGCAGATAAATCTACAATATCATAGTCAAATTCATTAGCATAATACCGACCTCTTGCTCCCTCTGTGTTACCTAAAAGAATTTTTACTTTTCTTTTTAAGATTTTTTCCATTTCACTTTTCATTCCTGTGGCTACTCTTAATGCAGAATAACTTTTTCCACCACCAGATGGACTCATTAACGCAAGTTTAACATAAATCTTTTCTCTTACTGCTTTTTCAACTGCAAAGTTAAAACCCATATTATTTGATTACCTCACTTTATTCTTTATATTTTATATTAAAAATAATATAATTCTAATTAAACTTTACTAATAATATCAGTTCTATTCTTTTCTCTACATGTTTCACATCTTAAAGGAAGAGAACCGTATTTAGTAATAAAATAAATAGCATCACCATCTGTAAGATGATACATTTTACCACACTCTTTACAGATACGATAACTAACTCTGCGGTGTGGTGCTAAATCTCTATGGATAATTACTCTTGGCTCTGTTACTTCTGTGATAGTATCTTTTGTATTAGTATTTTCTAACATGTTATTATACTTCCTTATTTGTTGTATTTTGATTTAATAAATTTTTCGCAATCATCAGAATCTTTAAGAATTTTACTATCCAAAGAAATGATAATCTTATTTTCAGACAAGACTTCTTTAACAATCCAATCTCTTAAACCGAGTAACCTTTTGGCATTTGATTCGTGAATATTCATCTTAACATAAGTTTGTTTAATCTTGTATTTTTTCTTAACAAGTTCAACTCCAAAATCAATGTCGAAAGTGTCTTCTTTGTGACACACGGCAACTGCTCTAATCTTTTTACCTTTATACCAACCAGTTGCAATTACCGCTTTATTTTGTTTATCAATTAAAATTTTCATGAAAAACTCCTATTATTTATTTTGTCTTACATATATATTATAGTACAAATTACTAAAATAGTCAAGTGAATTACAGAAAGAATTTTTAATTCATATATATTATTAACAAGACATATTAAAAATATACCATACATATTTTATATAATATTGCTGTATATGTCTTTAATTTATATATAATAATAGGATTAAATTGAAATCCTATTATATACCTCTGAATTTAATGTCTTTAACATACTCTCATAAGGTGTAGAATCAAAATTAGCAAGTATTTGCTTAAATGTACTTGCAGATTGACCGCTTGCCATTTGAACACCATGATAGTCAGAAAACGCATGGAATGTGTCTTGCGTATCATTAACATTCCAGAATACTATATTAGGGATTTCGTATCCTGCTGTGTTAAATTTAGTTTTCATTTTATCATAGAAAGTCCAGTCTCTACCACTTGCTGAATCGAATTGCATATCTGAAATAATGACAATAGCTTTAGGCATCTGGTTTGCAGGAACGTTATTTTTTAAAGCCGTCATTAATACCATGTTAAATGCCGATTCAATATTAGTGTTCATATCCCAATGCGTTTTCATTACGTTAGTAATTCTTTCGTAAAGAGATTCTCCTTTTAGTTCAACTAATTGAGGTCTTGAACTAAAACTCATAAATAGGTTTTTAAAAGCACCACTATTTCTTTCAGCAAAATATGTAGCAAGTCCAACAGAAGTTGCCATAGGTCTACCTCTCATTGAACCAGAAACATCAGCCATCACCAAAACATTATTTTCTCCGTCAACATAATTAGGCAATGCTTTCCATTGCTCTTCTAAAACTGGATCGATTTGTGAAGAATATCCACGGAAGTTTCCACCCCACATGTATGATGTACCTAAATATTTCTCCGCAATATCATAAGGGAATAAAGTAGTTGCGTTAATTTTTGCTTCACCCTTGACTACTGCTCCAATATAGTCAGCGAACCCCTCTGTATCGTGTGACTTAAAAGCGTTTCTGTATATATTCATAGCTTTAGATGGTACTTTTTCGTAATCAATCTTATCCCATTTATTAGCAGACATTTTAACCTCGGTAACATTAATATATGCTCTTAAAGAAGATAGAACGTGTCTATAATCTTTTGGCGATAAGTGTAAATTTTTAGCTGTCAATTTACCAAGTTTGATTGTTTCTTTAGAACTTGCATTGCAAGATTTCAACCATTTAGCCGCTAAAGAAATAGGTTTATTTGCGTTCATATTTTTAATATCTTCGATGATCTGTGTATAAATAAATTTCCAAACATCTTCCTCAACAGGAGTACCAATTAAACAGTAAAGATCATCAAATCTACCAAAATATGCGATATTTGCGATATTTTTCTTTATAATCTCTGGATAATTTTTAGCAAGGAACTTCCAAATAACTTTAGGTGTATTTCTTTCGCCTTGACCACCGTCACGAATATCTCTACAATAAAAACTCATCTTAGTTGCAAGTAATTTATCTTCTGCAAATGCTAAAGAAAACATTCTTGTAATATCGTCTTCTGTACGAGAACGCAGTGAACCAATACTTCCAAACAAATCCAATAACGAGTTATTAGTTGATTTGAGTGCTTGACAACCATTTGTCGTATAAGTTTTATTTTCCTCTGTTTTTAATCCATTAACAAATAAATTAGCCATTTCAATTTCTCCTTTTAATTTAATAATTTAGATGTGTTCTAAATTCTAGCCACCTTAATAATAATAGAAAACATTATTTTTATATATTTTGCTGTCAGTGACTAAAATTAATCGGTGTGGGTTAATATCAAGACACATTAAAGATGATTTATTAACAGTAAATTCTTTATATGTATCGCTGTTAGTGTCTTATTTATTTCCCTTACAATTATATTATAGTGCAAATCATACAAATAGTCAAGTGAATTTAAAAATTAATTTTGGGATTTTGCACAATATATTCATATTACAATATGAACATATTTTAATTAAATAAAATAGACTTATCCGATTAAATAAGTCTATTAATGTGCTACTCTATCGCCTTTGTTTATTAACATAATGTCATTATATAGCCTATCACCAAATAAATCATTATATCTTTTTCTTGTCTTTTCAAACTCAAAGAAATATGGTTTCATATGATTTTGAATGAGTGTACAAATTTCAACAATTTCACTATTTATACAATTTTCATTATATAAATAAAACATAGCAAGATAAGCACCCACATTTTCGTGACAATAATAGTGTGCTTTTTCTGTTGTTTCTCCTTTAGTATTTTGGTATGTTTGACAAAATGGTTTACCAATATCGTGTAAATATGCCGCCAAATCCAATTCTTTACGGCTATTAATTTGTGAAGAAACATAATCACCACATTTTTTCATATGACCACCGAGGGTAAGTGTGTGATTTGGATTATGTTGATCATATGTATTTAGGATATTTAAATCTTTAATTTTATATCCTGTAATTAAACTGTTATAATAATGTATGCTTATGTTATTCCAACCCTCAAAGTATGCAGGAAAACAAAAACTCATATACATTCTTTTAATAACGTCTTCTGGAACTTTGCGTTCTCTTTTACAATTATTTACTAGGCATTGTTCATAAGGTGTAGCGATTACCACGCATTCCTTATAACAATCTATTTTTTTGATACTTTGTAAAAAAGCCATCCTACGTTTACATGAAAGATTACAAGCGTCGTAAATAACACTTTTGCCATTTGTTAGGTCTGAAATTATACGTTTATGTAGTTCACTAAATAACTCATTGTTATTTCCTTTTATACTTTCATTTCCGTATAATTCTGCTCTTAAAGCATCAGAAGAATGAATTTTGAATTCCATTGAAATATCTGTATATAATTTAGAATATGTAGATTTTCCAGAACCAGATATTCCTACCAACATTATAAATTTTTGCATTTAATTTTGCTCCTTTCTTAATTTAAGCCATATAATATCCCTGTTTTTTAATTTCTTCCCATTCTTTTGTTGGGAATTTAGTAATCACACGATTATTAAAACCGTGGCATTCTGTTATCATATCAACACTTGTGTAGCTATATAGATCATCAGCAGAATCATTGATCCGTATAACTTCTTCAAGGTTAATGTCTTTAATGTTAACTTTTAATAAATTCATATTTTTCACCATTATTAATCTTTACTAATAATTTAGTCATAATTACACGCATTTAATTTATCGATCATATCATAAAAACACTTATATGAAACGCTTTTTTCGATATGACTTTTAATAATGTTTCTCGATAAAGCGATGATTTCATCCTTGACAGAATAGTCGATTATTTTTTCATCTAGCTTTGATAATATTTCTGCTCTCATAGATTTACCTAGTTGTACATATCGATTGCTTATATACGTTGCTTCGTCTACACCAGTAGGAGTTTGATTTAATTTATAGTTAATAATTATAGTTTTGCTTACTTGATCTGGACAGAAACACTCTTTTAATGGCTTATTGTCAAAAAAATAATTAGTCATTAAGCATAACAGTCTATAGTTATGACTTAATTGTTTCCCATCCCAACCCCATTTCTCTATCTTAGCCATTGTTGCAGGATATGGATGGCACAATGCAACATCTTTTTCACACATCATTCCGTATATTGCTCTCATAAATTGTCCTCTTAGAGCGTATACTAGATCGTCTCTTTTGGAAATAATTTGTGACATTTCACTTTTAAAATTATCGTCAATAATAAAATAATCAGTATAAAGAGTCTCAATATACGCAGGATTTGCTTTGATTAAAGATGTCATATATACCCTAATATCTTGAATGTTACATTCTCCAAATTCCATTTTTTTGACAAATGAAACAGGTTTGCTATTATAAACTAAGGCATCTAAGTCTGGCACAATAACCGCTTTGGCATCTAAGTCAGATTTATATGTATCTGTGTACAAATCTAAACCATAGTTATTACTTCCATAACATGCTATATAAGCTACTTTATATCCATCTTTTTCTAAGTCTTCTTTGTATTTTTGTAATATTTCTAAAATTCGTTCTTTGTTCATTTCGTTACTCCTTTACTATTTATTACACTGATAAATTTATCATAATTATCTGTGACTGATTTTAATGGGGTATAATAAACTTCGTCAGCACTATCATTATTAGATTCAAATGAAAACCCATACCATCCAAGTTCATTATGATATTTATATATAGGTATATGTAAATAACCAGTTAAAAACATAAACTGAATTACTGATATAAAATCAGATTCAGATGTGATATAAAACCAATCTGTCATATCGTCAATATCAAATTCAAAATGTGGTATATTTTTTATGGCATCATTAATACTTATTTGTTTTTCATAATTTGCACAATCTAGTAAACTATGAAATTCTCTTCCGTCTTTTGCTATAAACTTAACAGGACGTTTTATAACTTTTTCTTCATAAATAGTTTCCATTTTAAATACATCCTTTTGTCATTTCTGTATGTTTTGTTCTCTTCTTACACTTATAACAATATAAATCTTTAATATGACCAGACCTTTTTAACTTTCCAGATTTTCTCATAATAGTATCTTCATTTCCGCATTCGCTACAAATTAATCCAGTCATAACAAATTTTGAATTACACATTTTATCATCTCTATACCTATATTATAGTCTATATTTATTTATTTGTCAAGTAAAATAAGAATTCAATTTTTTATATTTTAAATAAAAGATTCTATAGTTATCGATCCATTTTCCCTTTTACTAATTTTTGTTTTAGGTATTTTTACTATTTTCTTCCATGATTTATCTACTTCTGTTTGGATATTTAGTATTTCAATGTCAGTGTTTGTACAATCAGAACCATCATGCAACACTTCCTTTAAGCAATCCTTAAATTCTTCGTCACTACAGTCTTCCATTCCGTCAAAATTAAAATCTATTTCAAGTAATACTTTCATAATTTTATCAATCCTTAATCTAAATTCATTTTTGATCCACAAGATGGACAATATGCCGTTTTACGATATTCAAATTCAGCACCACAATTTGAGCATTTATAATAAGTAACATGAGAATAATCTCCTGTATCATAATCATGACAAAAATATGTTCCCTCTGTCCACTCTGCTTTAACAATATTATCTCCCATTATTTATATCCCCATTCTTATTTAGAATTATAGAAGATATTTTAGGTTTATTATCTTTGCCAACTATTATTTCTTGTAACACATTATCCCAAATTATTCCACCATATACTAATCTATCTCCCCCTTTTGCAATATGGCAATCTTTAATTACTCCAATAACAACATCATCTTTAATAATAGGGACATCAATAGCACTCTTACATAGACTCTCTAAACATTTTTGTTTTTCTTGGTTAGTATAGGCATGTAGACTTTCAAAATCAATAAAACGTGGGCATATGAAATGAAAATAGTTACCTTTAAATATACTTTCCATTATTTGTTTGCCCAATTAACTTGAATATCACGACTATTACACATTTCAAGCCATACCTCTCCATCTACTAAAAAATCACCTTGGCAAATTTCTTTATACGCTAATCCTAAATTACTTAGGTATCCGTCAACAAAAACATCTGCAATTGATCCATCATAATCAATAAAACATTCAGAATCCACTTCTTTATAAAATTCTTTACCTGTCATTAAATCATAAATACTACGACTAAAATGACTTCCATAAATAAAATCAACATAGTCAGAGTAGTTATCATTTTGTCTAAGATAGTAATCTCTATCATATGTTTGAGTCTGAATACCAGTATTAGTATATCTAAAAATTATTCTGCCTTTTGCTTTAAATACTTCTTCCATATCATTTTATCCTTTTCAATTTTTTTACTGGAACAGATGTTTGAAACCAACTATGACATTTAGGGCAAATCCAAACTAGGATACCACCATCTACGGTATATGAAGAACATATTAACTCATCATGTTTACAACTTATCAATTTTTCGTCACCTTTTTTTATCATCTTTACTGATACATTTTTACTTTCTGAAATCATATATTCATTCACTTTTTCATTATCCTCTCTTGTATAAAATTCAAGTTTTATTCTTCAAATACACTAATTAATACGCTAATAATTAATCCTATAAGATATATGATTAATTGACCAATACCACCCAATGTAACTAAAAATACATTACCTTTTACGATAGCAAGGATTGCAAATGTTATAAAAAATATAATCTGTAATACTACGGTTATAACAAATACCTTATCTTTAATATCTAACTTTTTAAATTTTTTCATTTATTTTTATCCTTAAATTTAGTTAAATAATCTTCCGCAAAAATTGTTATTTCAAATCCAGTCAATCCGAATCCTGCTTCAATAGATGATACATCAGAAAAATTACTAGATGATTTCCCGTAAGATGTTGATAATAATGCGATTGTAACATCTCTATCAATACCATATTCTTTTGCTTGATTATCTATTTTATCAACTATTTTTCTAAATTCACTTATTTTCATTTTTTCTCCACATATCCACAATTAAAACAACAATTTTCAATTTCTTTACCACCACTTGATGTCATATATAAAAAATTTTGATAACTTAAAGATTTTTGATACCACAAGTCTTTACTCCATTCTTTACCACACTTAGGACATATAAATTTCTCCATTAATGTATCCCTCCACCATATGTAAAATAATAATAAATTACATAAAACCAACTAAAAAATCCATTTACTATTGCCCAAAATATAGAATGATGTAATGTGTATGAAAGTACAATAGCTAACGCTGTTCCAAAATCTATACCACTTGAAATATATTCTGATTTAATATGCTTCATATTTTAATCATCATCTCCTTTTTTTGTTATTAATTTTATTAGACCTTTGCTATAATACCATTTTTATATTCGGTATATTTATAACTAGAAATTTCATTATTGTCTTGTTTATACACGTTACTTACTTTTTTAATAACATCTTTATACTTGTCGTTATCACTAATATCAATATCGTGTAATATACGATAATCACTTGTAGTCCCATCAACTTGTGACCATTCAACAACTAACCCTGTATTATTATTTAGAGTATCAATTAAATAATCATAATTTTGATTAGGAATTGCACCAGAAATTTCTGTAAGAATATCCATTGAGTCCAAATCTGTTTTAGACATATCGTATCTTGTTAACATAATAACGTTTTTAGATTTTTCATCTCTAAGTGTGGCAAATCCTATAAAATCTCCAACACCCTCATTTTTTTTCTGTTTCCTATATCCCAATTCACATATATTGAATGGATTTTTATAATTTCTAAATGTAACTGTTTTAAATTCCTTTTTCATAATAAAATACCTATTCTTTCTTAAATTTTTAAATTATAGACTCCACTGTAATAAGAATTCGTTGCTTACACACTTAAAGGAAATACCTAAATCATAATTTCTGTACACATAACCCTCTCTAAGTGTATCATAGATGTTTGATTTGCCTGTTGAAAATGTCATTAATTCATCAATAGTATCTGGTAATATGTAATCAGTTTGAACAATAGGAACGAATTTAATACCATATTTGGACAGAATGTCTCTTGCACTAATGCTATCAATCTTACCGTCTTTTTCTTTAATCAAATTGAAAGCATAAAAATCTCTTCCAGTAATATGATACTTATTTTTTTGGATTGTCTCACCTACTGTTTCGCCCTGTAATGTTATGTAATCATTGTCACCAATTAAGTCTCTTAAAGTTGATTCTACATTATATTTTAAAGCCATTTCCCAATATACATTATCGTCATAAAAACACTTTTTGCTTGGAGTTGGTTGTGCAACAGAACGAGAACAAATGATAAATTGATATTTGTTATTTTTGACTTTCTTTAAAGTAAACGTAGTTGAAGTACCATCAAGTTTCTCTGTGACCATAAATGGTGCTTTATTTTGAAGTACGTTTGGCATATTTTGTACTCTTTCCTCATCTGTTTTAACAACCCAATAAGGAAACTTATTTAAATTAACCTTTGGCTTTAACATATGTATTACAAAATCTTTAAACCATTGGTGCTTAATTAAACGCTTAAACAATTTATTCTTAAATAATTTTTTATGTCTGCCTTGAATTTTTACTATCATATCAACTTTAGGTGGCTCATAATCTTCTAAAATCTTAGTGATACCAAGAATTTCAGTAACATCATCACCAATTACGTAATGGTTATCTGGAAGAATTGATAAAGGTAAAACTAAACCTTGACTGGTTGTTTTTCTCATATTCATGGTTTTGACTTTAAAATGTTTACTTTCAAGAAATTCAAATTCTGGATTATCAGATGGTACTCTACTGTCAATTTCGATATAAACACCTAAATCACCATCCTTAAATTCACCTTTCTTGGTAATTACATTCCAACCCAAAACGTTAACTTGCTCAATTCTGTCAGCACCCATAATTGGTCTGATATTATGTATTTTTTCTATATGTGCTAATACTCTGTCCATTTTGTTTACCTCCCTATATTACATATTTTTTTGATCCACCAGATGTAAGTTCCCATTTAAATCCAACACTATTTAACATATTAATACGATTTTGAGATACTTTATTTTT